ATAATGTATAAACGTTTTATCATGGATGTAGATGGTGTATTAAATGATGGCATGCTGTATTGGGGCGCAGATGGGAAACCATTCAAGGCCTTTGGTAATTATGATCACGACGGATTAAAAATGCTCCGTGATCATCTAGACATAGAGTTTGTCAGTGCTGATGAAAATGGCTGGCCTATCACCTATAACCGTATTACTACGCATATGAAGTTTCCTGTGACTATGGTTAAAGAAAAGGATAGACTTAAATGGGTCTTAAGCAAGGGAGATCCAACGGAAACTATCTTCATGGGTGACGGACCTTACGATGCAAAGATATTCCCACACGTGGGTTTAAGTTTTGCCCCAGCACAGGCTTGGAAAACAGCAATTGAAAACGCAGACGTTGTTACAGACCGTGAAGGCGGTAAAGGAGCGGTTATGGATGCCTGCGTGCATATTATGTATTTAATGGGGATTGAAAATGGATTTTAGACTGGGATTTGGTCCAATGAGTCGTGAAGTGATTACAGCAATCTGTAACTACACACACGATACAAAAAGACCTTTGATGATTATCGCAAGCCGTAATCAAGTTGATGCAGAAACGGGTTATGTAATGACTACTCCAGAACTGCGAGCTCTATTAAACACACTACCAACTGACTACGTTTGGATGTGTCGCGATCATTGCGGCCCATACTTCTTAGATAGTGAAAAAGGCTTAAGCCTTAAAGATGCCGTTGAAGCGACTAAGAAAACCATCGCCTACGATATTGAACAAGGTTTTAATTTAATCCACATTGACACCAGTCGTGTAGATGATACCTATGGCATTGCTGAAGAACTATTTAAATTCTGCATAGACTTAAATCCCAACATCCGCTTTGAGTTTGGCACAGAAGAAAACGTAGGTGTAGCCGCAGGTGCTATCAAGTATAAGAACGATGTGGCCTTTGCTAAGAACATACCTAATTTAGAATTCGTAGTAGCACAGACAGGTAGCCTATGTCACGAAGATCATCAAGCCGGCACATTTGAAATTGACACAGTCAGAGACTTGGTGCGTGTTGCTAACGAAAACGGTGTTAAATTAAAAGAACACAATGCTGATTATCTAACAGCAGAACAGATCAAACTACGTAAAGCCGCAGGGGTCCACGCTATGAATATCGCTCCACAGCTAGGGGTAGTTCAAACCAAGCTATTAAAAGAAATGGCACTTGCCCGTGGCGGCGAAGAGCAATGGGCGGCCTTCAGCAAAGTTGTCTTAGCTAGCGGTCGTTGGAAGAAATGGACTGACAGTGAAGAAGATGAACAAAAGGTCATCGTTGCTGGGCACTATTGTTTCAGTGGCCCAGAATATCAGGCTATCTTGGCACAACTTAGCCAACACGGCGATTGGACTAACGAAGTTAATCAAGCCATGTATCAAATCTTTAATACCTACACAGATAATCTAGCCTAATGATCGTTTTATTCAACGTTAAGATCACGGACATCCGCATGGGGTATCCTTATCGACGTGCGGCATGGATGCCTAATCCAGAACGCTACGATGTTTTCCGTTATTGCCTTGCTAGTACCGCAGTGCTCGAGCCCCTAGTCAGTAAGTTCATATTCTGTGTGACACTAGCACCCGAACTAGCCGACCGCAAGGAAGAATTAGAAGCCTACATGAAGGAACTATTTCCCGCTAATAAACTAGAACTCATTTGGTCGCGTTGTGACTATGGTCGTGATTGGCGTCAGATCTGCGACAAGTATTTAAATGATCCTGAAGAGATAGTTTGGCTGGCCTGTAATGATGATCATATCTTTATTGATAGTAATTTGGACATGGTTGAAAGTGCTATCAATTGGTTAGAGTTGGATCCAGATCCAAATGCTGTGATGTATTATAGCCATTGGCCAGAACAGATGCGCATGAGTAAGCATTACAATGGTGAACTTACCAGTGATGGAGACTTTATACGTTATAACTGGGAAACCTACGATGGCATCATGATGCTCAAAGCCGGTCGTCTTAAGAAGTATTGGGAACGAGACTACGGTAACGCATTGATGTTCAAAGTTGACTATCTAGGCGCACATCATGGATATGTATGTCCGGGTCCGGTTTATGCCCCGACTAAAGAGATAGTACGTCACTATGAAGGTTACAGTCATGTCAATGACAATATGACACAGACATTAGAAAACATAGTTCCGCCTATATTCATTCCACCAGGCTTCTTTGAAGGTGATCTTAAGATCGCCATTGGTTTTTACGAGCGTGATGATAGTTGGACTAACTTTAATCCTGCGGCAGAATGGTTATACAATGCTAAACCTAGTGGCACAGATTATCGTTGGCTAGAAGAAGATATTCCACTATTCTGGCGGTCAAGAATAGGTAAAATTACACATAGTCCAGAGTATGACCAGCAGGCTATGCGTCAGGCCCGTGACACTGCTATGTTGGTGGCAACCCATGTTCCTATGAAGTGTTATAGCATAGAATTTGGCCTAGAAAATCACCATCCACGAGAGTATTTTTCCAAGCACTTTTTAGCATAATTTTGGTTGACTTTTTGGTTGTTTGAGTGTATAATGTTACACATAGACAATAAAAAAGGAGCAATTAAATGGATATTCAAGCAATTCACAACGAAGCACGTCAGGCCGCAATCACAGCAGAAAACGCTTATCTAGCCCAGCACGGTGAACCAATGTATTGTGGTTTTGCCTGGGTAGATGTGTTTGTAGCTCGCACTAACTCAAAAGAAGCCAAAGAACTACTTAAAGTTGGCTTTAAGAAAAGCTGGAGAGCTAAATGTTTAAACCTTTGGAGTCCTGGTGGATACAACGGTCAAAGCATGGACGTTAAAGAAGCTGGTGCCCATGCCTATGCAGAAGTCTTAAGCAAGCATGGATTCAAGGCTTATATGGGTGCAAGAGCTGACTAAAATCTGGTTGACAAAACCACTTTTTGGTGCTATAATATTACTATAATAAGAAAGCAGACAACTGCTTCATATTTTAACTAATATAAAGGACTAGACAAATGCAGGCATTCGTAAAAATTAAAAGCGGCAGTTATCGCAATCAAGAAGTTCGAGATGAAGTGTTTCCACTCATCAAACAATTCCAATTAGGTAGTAAAGGTGGTTATATCACAGTAGACGGCACTGGTCGTTTTGGTAAAGACAAGATCCGTGTTAATGTATCTAGTCTTACAGATTATGAACTAGTAGACGCCTCGGAAGCACCTGTGGTAGCATCACAAGAAGATGACGAAACAGTTATCGCTCGCATCGCAGAACGATTTGAAATCTTAGATGACATGACCAAGGCAGTATTAAACGGAGATATCCGTGCTATGATCGTAGCAGGCCCTCCGGGTGTTGGTAAGAGTTATGGTATCGAATCGCAGTTAGAAAAGGCAAACCTCTTTGATCAGATATCTGGACGTCGTGTTAAGTCAGAGATGATCAAAGGCACAGCATCTGCACTAGGTATGTATAAGGCACTTTACAAGTATAGTGATGACAACTCAGTTATCGTGTTTGATGACTGTGACAGCATCTTACTTGATGATGTATGTTTGAACTTGCTCAAAGGTGCACTTGACTCAGGTAAAAAACGTAGGATCTCATGGTTAGCAGATAGCCATAGCCTACGCAACGAAGGTATTCCAGACCAGTTCGATTTCAAAGGCGGAGTTATCTTTATCACAAACTTAAAGTTTGATCAAATGAAATCGCAAAAAACACGTGATCACTTGGATGCTATCCAATCACGTTGTCACTATTTGGATTTAACTTTAGATACCATGCGTGATAAGATCCTGCGCATCAAGCAGATCGCACGCACAGGTATGTTATTTGAAGACTATGACTTTGATCAGATCCAACAGGACGAGATCATTGACTTTATGACAACAAACCAAAACAAGTTACGTGAAGTTTCATTGCGTATGGCTATCAAGATCGCTCAGTTACGCAAGAGCTTTCCATTAAAATGGTCTGCGTTGGCTTTATCAACTTGTATGAAATCAATCTAAGGAGTAGTATATGTATGACAAATTTAGAACGTGGATGTATATAAACTCAGTGCAGGTTACTTGGTTCTTGATAGGCTTGTTTACGGCCTTTGGGATTGACGCCCTGGGTACTGGTAATTTGATTGGCGCATTAATCAACTTTGGTCTAGCTGGCATTAATTACCTACTAAGAAAGATCTAATATCAAAATTGCGTGATCAGTATAACGCACCTATTAAATATTAGTAACAGTTTTCATCGCACTTATCTATTGTCTAGCTCCTAGTGCGATGACCTCAAAGCCCGTGTAGCGATACCCGGGCTTCTTTTTAGGTTGACTTTTCAATACTAACCACCATATACTAATAGTATGATAACCTATCCGCACGTCGAAGACTATTTGGAATACCTTGGTGGTTATGAAGTGGGTCTTACTGCTTTAATAACACCACACAGTGTGAACAGAATAAGCCTAGCTCGCTATGACATAGCCATAGTAAACAGCATGGCATCAACAACTGTGTTTGGTACAGCTCTCACTGATAAGCAAGCAGAACTAGCAGTTAAACTGGTATTAAAGTACCGCAGACAGTTTGCCAAGTTGGGTATAGATGTAGGTCCAGCAGAGACGCCTGTGTTCCGAATGGCTCCACGTAAGATGGATCGTACCCGGGCTGTTTGGTTAGACGGTGACCACATAGTAGTCAAGTTCCCCTATGACAATGACCTGATCAAAGAGCTACAAAACTTCAGAGAAGAAAGTCAAGGTCGGGCCTGGTATGATCGTGATAAAAAACTATGGAACTTGGCCATCACAGAATACAATGTCAATTGGATCATACCTTGGGCTAACGGTTATGGGTTTGAAGTTGATCATCAGGTGCAGGAGTTATTTGCACAGATACTCGAATGCGAACAGCAACTTTATGAGATCAAACTGGTCCAACAAGGTAATGGGTATGCTATCACCAACGCCTCAACAAGTTTAAATGAATATATAGAACAGCGTGGTGGGTTTGGTCGAGATAATCTAGTCAAGTTAATTGACTATGCTGGTCTATGTGGTTACAACATAGATGATGATATCAAGAATTACTGTATGGAACATTATCCTACAGCACTAGTGGCCATTGGTAGTAAGCACAGCATACATTTACCACCAAGTCCTACACACTTAAACATGATATTTGACTATGCTGAGATCACTGATCGTTATCCCGTCTGCATTTATAATCCTACCTTGTTTGACATAGACTTATCAAGATTTGAAGAAGAAGAAATAGTCAGGTTTGACAGAAATGGTAAGACTAAGACTAGCGATTATGATCCATATCGTGTTAAAGTAGTATATGCTGGAAAGATACCTGCGACCTGGGACTTTCCTGTGCCGTTAATGGTCACAACATTTGAGATGATGTTTGGCGGACGTAAGATGGACTGGACTCGTAGAGCAGAAAAAATTATCTACTACGGCGCAACACAAATAAGAGAATACGACTAATGGCCTTGGCCCGACTAATAATTAAAGATGAAGTTAATGTAAAGATAGAAGGCTTAGATTTACATGAACGCAAAGAACTTAGTAACATGTTCAAGTACGAGATTCCTGGTGCACGCTATTTGCCCGCAGTCCGTCTAGGACGTTGGGATGGCAAGATAGCATTCTTCCAAATGGGTGGTAGTACCTACGTTAATCTATTGCCAGAGATCATTCCTTATCTAGATAGTCAAGGCTATCATCTAGAACTAGAAGATCTACGTGATTATAAAACACAATATGACTTTGAAGAAGTAACAGAAGATACATTCAAACATATTATGTGGCCTGCGAAACATCCAATGGCAGGACAACCAATTGTCTTACGTGATTATCAAGTTGAGATTATCAACAAGTTCCTTGAGAATCCGCAGTGCCTACAAGAAATCGCCACAGGTGCAGGCAAGACACTAATCACTGCGGCACTGAGTTATTGCTGTGAGCCGCATGGCCGTACTATTGTCATCGTTCCAAACAAGAGTTTGGTTACACAAACAGAAGCAGACTATATAAACATGGGACTTGACGTCGGAGTTTATTTTGGAGACCGCAAAGAATTTGGCAAGACACATACTATATGTACTTGGCAAAGTTTGAATATCCTACTTAAAGGATCACGTAACCATGAAGTAGATATTACCATTGGTGAGTTCCTACAAGATGTGGTCTGTGTCATGGTTGACGAGGTGCATATGGCCAAGGCAGATGCGCTTAAAACTCTGCTCACTGGTGTAATGGCACACGTACCTATACGCTGGGGATTAACTGGCACAATACCTAAGGAAGATTACGAATTTGTCAGCCTAAAGTGTTCAATTGGAGACGTTATTGGCCGGTTAAGTGCCAGTGAATTACAAGAGCAGGGTGTACTTGCTAACTGTCATGTAAATGTTCTACAGTTAGTTGATCATGTAGAGTATAAAGATTACCAAAGTGAATTAAGATATCTATTAGAAACAGAAGCAAGATTGGATTATATCGCCAAGTTGGTAGAGTCAATCCGTAAGTCAGGTAATACCTTGGTCCTAGTAGATCGTATCGCGCCAGGGCGTGCATTAATAGAAAAAATTAAAGATGCTGTATTCGTGTCAGGAGGCACTAAAGCAGATGATAGAAAAGAACAATATGACGACATTGCGACCATGGATGATAAAGTTATTGTTGCTACCTATGGCGTTGCTGCTGTCGGTATCAATATTCCTCGTGTTTTTAACCTTGTTCTTATTGAGCCTGGTAAGAGTTTTGTTAGGGTCATCCAAAGTATTGGGCGTGGCATCCGCAAAGCGGAAGACAAAGACTTCGTCCAAATCTGGGACATAACAAGTACATGTAAGTTTGCCAAAAGGCATTTAACTAAAAGAAAGCAATTTTACAAGGAGGCTAACTACCCATTCATCGTTGAAAAGACTGATTGGCAGTAATTTATGTATATACTAACCCTAGAAAACACAGCGTATGAGATGAATGAGATACCAGATGAGGTCGAGGATCTACGTTTCGCTATATTAGACAACAGCGATCCAAAAAATCCTGACTACTTCTTTATTCCATTGATCTTTTTAGAAAGTTTTAATAGCCCTGCGCTGGTATTACGCATTGGTGGCAACCTAGTTAAAATGCCTGTGGATTGGCAGATACTCATCGGTGAACCAGACTTTGGTGACCTAGAAGTTATACCTTTGACTAGTATCAATGATCGTGGGTTCAGCGTGTTCTGTTTTAATCCTTTAGACAGCTTTAAACCAGAGTTTCATCAAATCGAGATCGTGGATATCTATCAGGACGTCAAATGGTATTTTCCAAAACTACGTCCGGGGCAGATGTTGGCAGTGCCAATCAACGATAGTCCACATCCATTGTGTGCTTATTTTGTTAAAGATATCAGTCGTCAAAGTGAAGTAGTTGACTACGGTAAAATATGGTAAAGAAAGGATTGAGCATGTGGAGACTTTGGGCCAAGGCCCTTGGACAAAAAGAGGGTGTAACTGACCAAGAAGCAGATGTTATTGCGACAATTAGGACAGCGATAGTATTATTATATATCGCTACAAACTTGTTTATCATAGCAGGTATTTTGAGACATTGGAATGGGTAATTTAAAACCAGGTGCAACCTACGTATATGAAAGCCCAGATGGCGGCGAAACTACCTATGCCCGAGAGATTGGGGAACCCCTAGAATCTCGTATAATGATTGGACAAAGTTGGCTAGCCAAAGAACAGATAGAACAACGTATGTGGAATGAAATATACCGAAAAAGAAACTTAAATCCAGCCTTGACAGAAGCTGTAGAAAAATGTATAATTATATATAAGCTCTCAGAGGATTATGAAGATGGCATTTAACCCAAACCAATTTAAACAGAAAAAGAAACGAGCAGTAGATCCAAATGCTCCACCACGCCCAAACTTAATGAGTCACGACAAGACTATACGTGAAGGTCAGCAGGCATTTACACAGTTAGAAGATCGTGTGCGCAGGCAAGCAGAAGAATTAGAAACTATAAAAAACAAATACGCTGACTTACAGCAAAGTGTAGCACATATCTTAAACTATCTACGTAAAGGTCGCTAGTGAGTAACCCAGATCCGTTATATATTGGTAATGAAATGGCCGCATTTGATCGCAAGGATCGTGCGTACTATGACAAATTTACCGACGAACAGCGTAAGAGCTTTTCAACATATCTAATGCTGAAATATGGTGCTAATGTATCAGGCAATGCAGACATGCAGGCCTACTATCTCATGGCTACCAATGAGCGTGTTAACAAGAACTTCTTTGATCTAGGTAAACACCCCAAGCTACAGTGGTTAGCCTGTACATCAGTTAGTCCTGGTATGGGCAACCAATTCCACTATTGGCTCAAAGGTAAGAAAAAAGAAGGAGACAACAAGAGCCAAAAGTTCTTAGCCAAGTTATATCCTACGATGAAATCAGACGAAATAGAATTAATGGCGAAAATCAATGATAAACGAGATATTGCAGACATGGCACGAAATCTCGGATGGACAGATTCTGAAATTAAAAAGGAATTAGGTTGAGCACGTTATTAATAAATGGATGTAGTTATACTACCAATTGGTCACCTAGTTGTCAACTGTTAGGAAACAAACTGAATTTTGAGCATACAGTTAATTTATCCTTAGAAGGTAGTTCAAATGACAGAATTTTTAGATCTACACTAGAATATATTTTTAATAATTCTGTAGATTTTGTTATACTTTCATTGACATTTTGGGATAGACAGGAAGCACCATGGGGCAAGGATATTTGGACCGATTATAGTCCTATGGGGGTTATGCGTCCTTCAGAATTACTCAATGATGAAAAACTCTATACCAAATACATACAAGATAGATATAGATATGATGTAGATTTGAAGTATACAGACAAATTGCTGAATAACATAATAACTTTTTCGGGATGGTTAGATCACAAAAAAATTAGATATGTGATATTCTCATCGCCGGGAGAATATTTTGAAAATGCAGATTTTGGGTTTATCAATCAGAATAAATTAATATACTTAAACAAGAATCCACGTATAATAGATATTGAAAATTGGTCAGCTAATCAATATATACATGACAATGGTGGAACAAGTTTCGAACAGGAAGGTACCCCTTCGGGATTGCATTATACACCAGACAGTTATCCTATCTTGAATAATTTCTTATACGATTATATAATAAAACATGATTTATGATAAACGAGATATTGCAGACATGGCACGAAACCTCGGACTTGATGACAAATCAATTAAAGCCGAGCTATAAGTGTCGATATTGTAGCAAAGAGTTCCGCAAAGAGTCGAGCCTTGCAGTGCATCTCTGTGAGCAAAAACGACGTTGGCAAGAAGAAAAAGAAACTGGCGTGCAGTTTGGCTTACAGGCATACCTACGCTTCTATGAACTAACACAAGGCTCAGCCAAGATGAAGTCATATGGAGATTTCGTTGCCAGCCCTTACTATCGTGCGTTCGTTAAGTTTGGCCGCCACATGGTTGGTATCCGTGCGGTTAATCCTAAGATGTTTATAGACTATGTGATCAAAGAAAATAAAAAAATTGACCATTGGACACATGAGAAGGTATACTTAGAATACTTACGAGGTTATATGCGTAAAGAAGCAGTCCAAGATGCTCTTGAGCGAGCCCTAAAGGAGATGCAGGATTATGCAGACGAACATGGAGAATTTAAAAATGGATTTAGTGATTATTTTAGGTTTGGCAATCCTAATCGCGTGTGTCATCACATCGCTAATGGTAGGGTTAGCCCTTGGATTGTTTTTAATTGCGATACCGGTGTTGA